CATATCGGTTTGGCCGACACCAGATAAATCTAGCACTTACACAATTCACATGAATGTTTTAGTAAGAATGGACGACGCCGACGCTGGCGCAAACACATTAGATTTGCCGTTTAGATTCTATCCTTGTTTAGCCGCAGGTTTGGCTTACTACATATCTATGAAAAGAGCGCCAGAAAGAACGGCTGCTTTGAAAGCGATTTACGAAGATGAGTTTCAAAGAGCTTTATCACAAGATGAAGATAGAGCATCTTTTAGAATCGCACCAAGTTTGAGGAACTACAACAACGCATAATGGCTTTCGCATCAGGAAAATTTGCTTACGGAATCTGTGACATCACAGGATTTAGATACAAACTAAAAGACATGCGCCGTACATGGGACGGCTTATTGGTTGGCCCAGATCAATGGGACGCCAAGCATCCACAACTTATGCCAAAACCAGCGCCACAAGATCCGCAAGCATTAAAAGACGCAAGGCCAGATGTAACAGACGACAACTCTGCTTTTTTGGTTTACACGAATGTAGGCGATGGCAAATTAGGATCTGTGCTAACAACTTTTTCTGTTAGTGTTGGTTTAGGTGAGGTTACAATAACAACATGAGTTTTACGTTAGCTACATTAAAAACAGCTGTGCAAGATTACCTACAGGTATCTGAATCCACGTTTACAAGTCAGTTAGATAGGTTCATACAAGAATCAGAAGACAGGATCTTTTCCTTAGTCCAACTGCCTAACCAAAGAAAAAACGTGCAAGGCACGCTGACAGCAGGCACTAGATTTTTGGCAACGCCGACAGATTTTTATGCGCCTATGAGTTTGGCGATAATTAATTCATCAACATACGATTACTTGGATTACAAACATCCATCATTCATCAAAGAGTTCTCGCCTGGTACAACACAAGGCACACCTAAGTATTACTCTTTGTTTGACGAAACATCTTTTGAAGTAAGTCCGATACCTGATAGCGGGTATACGGTTGAACTTCATTATTTACATAAACCAGCCTCTTTAACGAGTGGTAGTGACAGTGGTACAACATTTTTGTCTACGGATTATCCGGACGCATTGTTGTACGGAGCGTTGGTAGAAGGAGCAGTCTTTCTCAAAGAACCGCTAGATGTCGTTGCTCAGTTTGAAGGGCGATTCAAGGAGGCGATAGCTAGAATGAAAAATACATCAGAGGGTCGCGGCACACGCGACGAGTATAGATACGATTCAGTCCGCTCTAGCGTGACTTAGTGGAACCTATACAAGAATTACAAGGCAAAAAAATAGCAATCATAGGCTTGGGTGTGTCACAAGTCGATTTTGCTATAGGTTTAGAAAACTCAAGAACGTGGGATGAGATTTGGTGCATCAACTCGGCCGGCTTGGTATATCCAGCAGATAGAATATTTGCATTAGATCCGGCGAGTAGATTTTTTGATTCTGACGATGCTGGCAAACAAACAGAGGCCATGAAAAAGTTAATGAGTGAAACCGATACGCCTATCTATACTTCAGAGTTAGATCCCAGAGTGAAAAATCCTGTGCTATATCCGGTTAGCGAGGTTTGTAACGCCACTAAGTGTGCCTACATGAATAACACCGTGGCTTTTGCCCTTGCGTTTGCTATGTGGAACAAAGTAGCCAGAGTGGATCTATTCGGCATAGATTTTTCTTACAAGGAAAATATGCACTTTGCCGAGGCAGGCAGAGCTTGTGTTGAGTTTTGGATTAGTAAATTGATGTGCGAAGACATCATAGTTGGTATCAGCGGAAGATCGACAGTCTTAGATTCTAACGTGCCGGCAACACAAAAACTTTATGGTTTTCATAGATTGGCAAAACCTTTGGTGGCAGTCCCGCATAACGGTGAGTTTATTATTGGTCCTTACGACGAAATCAACGAAAAATTAGAGAAGGTAGGGTTAAAAATAAATGAAGATGTAGTCCCGCCGGAACCATACAAAGGTTGATATGAGCGTTGATAGCGATTTTGAATTAGGTCAAATATCTATACATACGACCGATAATAAAGGACACGATCCTGAGTTTTGGGCAGCACAAGCAACAAAAAAAATATGTGAATACTCTGAAAGCGCTCCCGAACATATCAAACAACAGGCTATTGCTTTTCAAAATCAAGTTTACTCTGTTATATTACTAGCTATAATAAATGCAATAAATTCTAAAAAAGTGACGTATGTGAATTTATTAAAGCAACAAGGCCATGATGACATGGCCGATATAATAAAGGAGCTTTAATTATGGCTATAACATCTGCGATTTGCACAAGTTTTAAACAAGAGCTTTTGGTTGGCACGCATAATTTCACAGCGTCTAGTGGTAATTCTTTTAAATTAGCTTTATACACTAGCTCTGCGACATTAGGCGCAGGCACCACGGCTTTTACCACAACAGGTCAAGCGTCTGGCACTAACTACACATCAGGCGGTAGCGCTTTAACAAATGTCACGCCGGTCGCATCCGGTACGACTGCTATCGTTGACTTTGCTGATTTAACGTTCAGTACGGCAACTATAACCGCTAGAGGTTGCTTGATTTATAACGACACCAACTCTGATAAAGCAGTTGCCGCAATAGATTTTGGTGGTGACAAGACTTCTACCGCTGGCGATTTTACGATTGTTTTTCCAGCAGCTACGGCCACAGGAGCAATAATCAGATTGGCTTAAACTAAAGTACCTTGTGTTAGAATCTTTCCATGCCTCTAACAAAGCTAAATTTTAAGTCTGGAATCAATAAAGAAGAAACCGATTACTCAAACGAAGGTGGTTGGGTAGACGGTGATAAAATTAGATTCCGTAAAGGCCGCGTCGAGAAAATCGGTGGTTGGGAGAAGTTTTCACCTAGCTCCATAATAGGCTCTGCTAGAGCTTTACATGCTTGGATCTCGCTCGCCGGTGCTAAATACTTAGGCATTGGCACAACCAACAAATATTACATAGAAGAGGGAGAAACATATAACGACGTTACTCCTATACGAAAAAATACAACAAACACTGCGACGTTTGCAGCAACCAACGGTTCCTCTACTTTGACCGTGGCTGATAGCTCACACGGAGCGGTACAAGGTGACTTTGTTACATTCTCTAGCGCAGTCTCTTTGGGCGGTAACATCATTGCAAGCGCTCTGAACCAAGAATATCAAATAGATTTAGTTACCGGCACTAACACTTACACAATAACGGCAAAGGACACAACAGGCGCAACGTTGACGGCAAACGCAAGCGATTCGGGTAACGGTGGATCTGCTACCGATGCGGCGTATCAACTCAACTCAGGATTAGATTTTTTCGTGCAGTCCACGGGTTGGGGTGTAGATACTTGGGGTGCTGGCGGTTGGGGATCCTCAACAAGTTTAACCGCAAGTAATCAGTTAAGACTATGGACGCACGATAACTTCGGTGAGAATCTAATTATAAACCCAAGAGGTGGCGGCATATTTCGTTGGGTAGAGGATAACGGCACTAATACGAGAGCCTTAGAATTATCCGGCGTATCAGGAGCAAACTTGGTGCCTACCGTAGGCTTGCAAGTTATTACCTCAGAAACAGATAGGCATTTGATAGTATTAGGAGCAGATCCCATATCGGGTAGCAGCAGAACAGGATCCGTAGATCCCATGTTGGTTGCGTTCAGTGACCAAGAAAACGAATTACAATTTGAACCGTTAGCCACAAACACTGCCGGTTCGCTTAGATTGTCTAGCGGATCTTCCATAGTGGGTGGCCTCAAAGCAAGACAAGAAATATTAATATGGACCGACACATCGGTTTATTCCATGAATTTTATAGGTCCACCGCTTACCTTTGCTATCAATCTAATTAATGAAGGCGCAGGCTTGATTGGGCCCAAAGCAGCTACCAACACGCCAAGAGGTGTATTCTTTATGTCTAAAAAAGGTTTTTATTATTACAACGGATCCGTACAAAAACTGCCTTGTTCGGTGCAAGACTTCGTGTTTTCAGATCTTGATGACAGTCAAGCTTTCAAATGTTTTGCTGGACTGAACGAAGAGTTTTCAGAGGTTTGGTTTTTCTATCCATCCATAGCCGATAACGAAAGAGAGATATCAAGATACGTTATTTACAACTATGAAGAAAATTCATGGAGTGTTGGCACCTTAGAAAGATACAGTTGGTTAGCATCTGGTGTTTTAGATAAACCGGTGGCAGGCGGTGAGGCGTCGTCTGTTAAATTTATTTACCAACACGAAACAGGATTTAACAACGACGATAGCGCTATGGACGGTGTTTTCGTGGAATCAGGGGATTTAGATGTAGGCGACGGTGAAAACTTTGTTTTCTTGAAAAAAATACTGCCTGACATATTGTTTGTAAACGATGTTGGAACAAGTCCAAACGGTGCAGTCAACATAGTTGTCAAACGTAGAGACTTCAACAACCAAACGTTATCCACGGATTCCACTACCCAAATTACTTCAAGTTCTACCTTTGGTTCTTTGCGTTCACGCACCAGACAGTTTGTGCTTAGGTTTGAATCTGATGACGATAACACCGAGAGCGACAGAAAAGATTTTAAATGGAGGTTAGGTAGCACAAGAGTCGATATACAGCCTTCTGGTA